GCAGACCACGCTACGCCTGCTTGCGAGTGGACGTGCCCGCAGACGGTTGAGGTCATCGTCGCTATTGCAGCTCGGAGAGCAGGCTGCTGCCCGCTCATGCCGGTCCCGTGGAAGTACCGAACTCCGTCAATGTAGTGTTCGAAGTCCCACTCCCAGTTTGGCGTTTCCCATGTGTCCTTGAATGAACGAATGAATTGCGGTGGCACGCCAGCCGACAACGCCATCCGCTCGACTCGGATGTCGTGGTTGCCGATGCACACCAGAGCCTTGGGGAAGTAGTCCTGCCATTCGGCAATGCGGTCTCTGGCTAGTTTGTACTCGTCGGCAGCAGTGGCGGCATCATGCTCAGACGCATGGGCAGAGATGGCGTGGTGATCCACCACATCCCCGATCAGCACCACCTTGTCACATTCCCAATACTCGTAGATGTCCCAGCAGAACTTGAGGTACCCGGGGTGTTCCGCCGGAATGTGGATGTCACCTACTGCCAGAACCCTCATGCCGCTCCTCCAGACGCTCGACTCTCTCGGTCAGCCGTTCAATGGCATCGGAGAGCCGGGCCAAGGTCTTGTCGATGCGATGCCACTCCTTGGCAATGATCGCAAGGACAATCGGAATTGCAACGCTTCCCGCACTGCTAATCAGACTCGCAATCTCCTGGACCGTCACGACATCACTCCGGGGTGGGATCGTACACAACCGACTTCAACGCCTCAGCAGCAGCAATCATTTCCTGCGCCGACGCCACAAACGAATCCACGAATTGCGTGTCGATGTCAGTGCTAGCTTCGACCTCTCGAAACAAATAGTCCAGCGAAACGATTTGCCCGTTGATCGTGGTCAGGCTGTTCAGGATGTTGGAATAGTGATGAATGCTTTGCATGGGGGGGGTCTCCTAGGTGTAGAACATCTTGAATTGGAAAGAATCACCAGCCGAAAGGCCAGCCCAATAGTTGGTGATGTAAGTTTGAGAACCGAAGAAACGAGACCGCATTGTCGTGGTGGTTCCTGAAGCAACCACATCAAAGCTGGTCGGTGTCAGCAGGTTTCCGCCAATCTCCAGTACCAAATTCTGCACGGTCACATTCGCCAAGAAGTCGGCGGCGTTTACCCAAGGCGATGATGATGACAACGCGAAGAGGAACTGCATTTGGTTGCCAAACGAATTACGCCGCAACGGTGTTGCGGCTGCATATGGCTGAAAATAGGTAGCGTCGGTTCCGGTTATCGAATACCCAGTGATATCGAAACGATTCGCGTTCGTTGTAGCTACCAACGTGCCGTCGAATTGCACCTGCGGTTGGATTACGCTTGGCGCTCCTGGTTCGTAGAAAAACCACTTAGGAGTCATCCGTCACCCCACCTTGGTGAATTGCAAGGCAAAGGCGAAGTTAGATACGCCCGTCGATGTGAATTTGAAAAACATTTGATTGCCGATACTTAGCGTCGGCGTCGGCGACAGAAAATTTTGTGTCCTTGTGGAAGGTATTGTCAGCGCAAGCAATTGAGTATCAAGGCCGGGCTGCCTTTTGTACAGCTCAAAATTCCCTGCCGCCGCCTGCGCGATCAGAGTCAGCTTCGTGAGCGTGATTCCAGTCGGTATATCCAAATCCAAATAGTATTCAATGCTCGTAGATGGCTGCTGAACGAAGCCGACGTAGCTATCACTGAGCGTATCGAGCGCCCCGATAGCGCCGATGTTCAGTCCCGTACGCCAATCAGTAAGAGTCTCCAGGCCCAAAAGCACTGCTGAGGTCTGAGAAATGTACGGCACGTCGTTACCTACTGCCGCACAATATGTCACGTCTTGCCCGTCGATGTTCACGCCCACGGCCTGCTGCACATTGCTCTCAATGACCATCACGGGCACCAAAATGGCAGATCCGGAACCCACCTGAATGGTGCCATCAAAGATTGAGAAGTCGGCCTCAGTCTGCGCGGCAATCGTGACGCTGCCAACGCCAGCCGAAAGCGTGATCGTCTCGTCAATGCTGAGAGCGTCAACCTGGAACGTCAGGCTGACCGCTCCGGGATCAGGGGTCACTGTGAACTCAACGACCGTAGCCGCTGCGTTGCTGATCTCAATCCTCGTCGGATTGCACGTCATCGCCTTCACCCTTTCCGAATGGCACCACCCGATTCAAAAATTCCTGTCGCTGCTGGCAACCACACTCGCGGTTCTTCGTGACCTTCTTGAAAGCCACTTCGATTCCAACGACACGAAACACCCTTTGCACCAGATCGCCCAAACCACGCATCCGCGTTTTCTTCGGAGGCTCAAAGTCCCGGGGAGGCTGGTCGTCAATCCCAACAATTCCTTGCGTTCCTGGTCTGATGTATCCCATGTTTGCTCCTAGCAGCTCACACCGCTGCAACACGAATTCCAGCCCTGCCACACCCCGCCGGTGCAGCCTTCACATTCCGCCTGAGTCACGCCTTCCACGCACTCCCCGTTGATGCAGCAAGCCCCCAGCACGAAGTTCTTGCCTTCGTTGCACAAGTATCTGCCGCATCCGTCTTGGTCGAACGGGCCTTTTTGGTTGTACCCTTGGCCGATCGACGGGGGCGTGCCCGGGCTTCCGCCATTTGTGCCATCTAACAAACAGAGGCCGCCTGACGAACCAACACCTACCCTCACCAGACCCCGACTGTGAGGGCAGTGGCTGGTGCCGCACCCGCATTTCCATTCTCTCGTAGCAATGGTTCCGGGAACAATGCCCTCGTTGGCAGGCGGCAAACCCTCTGGCGGATTCGCTGGGCAACCCAGATTGCACGAGTTTGGCCCGTCGTCGTCCGGATTCAAATCCCTGCAATTGTCCTTCACCACCCAAAGGTAGGCCGAGTTTGAAGCAATGCACTTTTCTGGCCTTGAAGGCGTGCTACCACTGTCCGTGTAGTCATACCAGTAGCCGCGCCAAGTGAAATGTATGCCGGTACAGGTTGCCGAGTAAGTTTCCTGATTGCACAGGTTATTTTGCGAGCCACCACAGGTTTGAGTCGGCGGAGGCAAGCATCCGGCGCAATTCCCGGATCCGAACGGGTCATTCGCGCACAAATTACAACAGCCGCTTCCCCGAATGCAGCTCGTGCAAACTGGCACAGGCGCTGCGCTCATACAGCGGTCTGTGACGATGTAAGTGGGACGGCCAATCGTGTCTGCCGTGACGGTTTCGATACTGCACGATTCATCGGTAATAGTGCATCCCCGATTTCGAATTACTTGGGGAGCTTTCTGGCGAACTTCGACGCCAGGCAAAGCGTTTCCGCAAATTGCAGAACCATCGCCTTGCACAAACCTTGGAGGATTCCTGCAAACGTGAGCCCAGCCCCCGGGCCTTGCTTTGTAAAAAACGTCGGGGACAATAGTTGACGGGTTTGACGCACCGTTTCGGTATTGGATCAAGTCTTTTCGAATGACCCTGGTTTCCGTGCCTGGAACCGTGCTGCCATCTTGGAGAGTTGCCCCTCTCCAATCCTTTGTCTGAAATAGCGCCGCTCCAGAAGGAGCGTTGGAATTCCAGTGTGTCGTTTCCAACTTATTGATGAGAGACCGCCCCTGCCCTGTCTGGCCCAGTGGCGTGTTTGTAGCTCTCGCCTCAAACAACCATTCGTATTCTTGCGAGGTGATTTGCCCGGCATCGAGCATTGCCTTCATTTCCCAAGAGAAAATAGGCACTCCAGCACAGGCGTACAAGAAGTATTCAGGAACTCTACAACCCCAATTCGTTACCCGGTTGCAATCCTTATCGTCACCGATTGGGTATTCGTATGTTGATTCGCAGCGCTTGTACCATTTTTCGGGATGGTATACGGCGACGATAGTTTCGGACAATCGTCTTAGAATGTTGTCCTCTTCTACGAACCCAGACGCGCCACCCGAAGGTGGAACCCAATAATAGTGCTTATAGATTTCTGGACTTGGGTTTGAAAACGGCCACGTCTGATCGTCATAGATTCCTTGCAACCATTCATAACCCGAATAGTCGCACAATGTTGTCCCGCCCGCAGAACCGCTTCCGGGACCGCAAGCGTTTTGACAAGTCAACGCAGAAAAAAACGTGTTAGTCCACCCGGCCGGGTTTTCTTCAATGATGTCTTTTTGAAAATTGGTCAGGTTGGGGTTGACGCCTTGATTGGTAAGGTCGGTCAGACCGCAAACTCCCGTGACCGCTGGATCCGCAAGGTAATCTGCCGGACCCCCGTACTGGGCCGTTCCGGTGTTAGGCACCGAACAATGGCAATTGTTATTGCAACATCCAGGGAAACTTACTTGGTTTCCTCCCACCGTCCGCGTCAGTAGATTTGGACAAATCGGTGGCCAAAGTTTCCACAAAGCGCCGATATGCTCAATCCTTGTGGGAGCCGCAAATTCTCCGAAGGCTCCGTCATCGCAGAACCAGTGATATCCATTCGTGGCCGCATCCCCTTCAAACGGTTCGTATTTGACGAGGATTGCCGGAGCTGCTTCATATCGACTAAATGATGAGGTCGGAATATTTTGGAATGGCAGGCATTGCGGGCATGATGGGTTGGGGATTTTTGACGGAACGTCCATTCCCGGTCGCTCGATTTTCAACATCAAGTGATCGTCCGGCCCAAGACGACAACACGGGTTGTCCGCGTCAGGCTGAAAACAGTCCGTGCATCCCTCGGTCACGCAGTCGCAGCATCGTCTCATCAGCAGATCCCATCGAACTGGTTCGGCCACTGGAACAGGTAAGCGACCTCGATAGGGGAATGATAACCCATGACGTACGTTTCGGAGGGTGCTGGCTGAAGCTCGTAGGTTCCAGGCAAAGAGCTAACGGCAATGCCCATCACCGTGGTTGCTGAGTTGTTCTTTTCCCAGATGTTGTAGGCGACTGCATTCTCAGCCAAAGTTACCGTGGTGTTGTCTCGCCAGTTCGCATGATTGACTCGGTACTTCCACTGATTAGATGGAACCCCGGACTCATCGTTGATGACTTCCGAGGAAACGATCCGCAGCAGGAACGGACCCTCAAACGAACCTGGGCGAGAAAAATGCTTCATGCCGTGAACGCCTGCGAAACGTAGTCATAGACGTTGAACGGAAAATCATTGGCGCTCCAAACCGCTCTCGTCAACGGGTATGGGTTCGACCACAGCACATACTTGGCCTGCATCAAGAACACGCTTACGTCTTGCTCGTTGAAGTTCGGCTGGACAGCCCTATCATCCGGAAGAATGATTCCGCCGTACGCCTGTGCTGGGATCTGGTCACAGTTCTGGAATTCGTCCAGCTTCATCGTCACAGTACATTTGTGATCCACGCTGTTGATCGGCACAATGTCTACCGACATTACGACCCACTCGCCAGCACCCCACGTTTCAACGGGGGATTCACCCCATTCGACGCTTGTAGTTCTGCGGCCCGGAGTGCGGCTTCCGTCGCCCTCCGCCCAATACTTCCACAGATCGTCAACCGTCAGGGTCGTTGCTGCGTGCGAATCGTAGTACGGGGCTCGAATCACGAAACTGAACACAGCTTCCAATCCATCAACAACGTACTGCCTGGGCTGGGTGTTGATGTCATAGGGAACACCCCCGATGTCGTTGAGGACCACCAAATCTTGGTAGGGGGCACCCGACCCTGTCGGAGCGACCTGAGTGTCGGTCCAGTCAATTGCCAGAGTGTTGCCAATACGCCACGCCGGGGTTGTGCGCGGTGCAGAACGAATGATTGCTTCAACGTGGTTCGGGTCTTCGTATGACACAGCCCGATACGTCGCCGTGATAGTCCACATCTTGGCCGAACGGCTTTCGGTGCAGGTGTACCCCTCGCAAACCATTGGCACGGCGGGCGGGAGCCCGCCTATTTGCTGCGCTGCCCCTGCCGAAGGAACAGTCAGCACTGGATCGACGTCTGAGCCGCCATACGCCGTCTGGTCGATTCTCAGTGGCCTGCCGACATCAATGTATATGCCAAGCTCGGAAAGATCGTTGATTGCGTCATTGCTGTTCAGAGCGAACTCTTCGCAGGACTCTTCGCCTTCGTCGCCTTCTTGCTGGTCGTAGATGACATGGATAGTGAACGCAATCTCGGCGGACTCGAACTTGCCGCCTTGGCGAACGTCGTATGCACCCTTAGGAATGACATAGCGTGGCATCAGAATGCTCCAAAATCTTGCACGGCTCCCACAACATCCGATTTCATGCGCCGGAATTCTTGTTGCAAATCTCGGAACGTCGCGCCGATACCCCCGAAGGTTTCTCTTTCCCTCGAAAGCTGTTGACGCTCCGTCTCGACGATGTCCGCTTGCTGGTCTTGGATGTCCTCGCGCTGCACATACTTGATGCGGTCCATCAGCATCTGGTTTTTCAGGGCTGCGCCTCTTGCCGTGAACTGCATGAAGTCCGATTCGGTTTGGTCTTGGACCTTCTTTCCTTCGGACATCAGCATGCGAAGGCCAGCAATGCTGAGGCCAAGGACGCCCAAGACACCGCCGACCATGAGCCGCATCTGTGCCGCACTAGCAGCAACTCCGGTCTTTTTGACTCCAGCTCTTTGTGCTGCGATAGCTTTTGCTGGCTCGCCAAACATTGCCGTCTGCACTCGACTTGCAGTTGCGTGGAAATCTGCGTCGGGGTCTTTCCTGAACGCCCTCATATCAGCCCGCTGCTTGCCCTCCATCTTGGCTAGCTGACGCTGGTCCCGATATTGTGCCGCAGTTGCCCGGAAAGCATTGCCGATCAGATTCGCGTTTGACGCGAACTTTGCCAGCGTTCCCTTGCTTTTCTTGACCGTCTTTTCGAGGTGCGTTGCGTCACCCCGAATGTTGACGAATAGGTTTCCTACTGTTGCCATAGCCGCAAGGCCTCCGAGATTTCCTCATCCGTCTGCTCTAGGCCCTGTTCCCACTTGAGGAACTGGACCCAGGAAACGTACTCGCTCACCCCCAGGCTCATCACTGCTGCAACCGAGCAACCAATCCGTGCCGCAATGCGGTGGCTGGTGATGTCCCTGGGGGTCAGCCGTTTCCCTCATCGAGACCGCAAACCTCAACCGCGTGGTCGTACAGCTCCCGCACGATGCTCATAGGCCACATGCGGACCTGCTGGTCCGTGTGATCGCCTTCCAAGCAGGCCGCAACAACACAAGCCATGTCCGCATCGTCAGGCATACCAAGCATCTGCTCGGCGGTCATTTCCCGAAGGGTGACTTTTTCGCCCGCGACTTCCACGGTTTTTTTCTTGGGTTCAAACATCAAGGAGTCCCTTCTTCTCCGCCTTCGCCGCCGCCGCCGTCCCCGGCGTCATAGACGGCATTTTCGTTTCGCATGAACGACGCCGTCCCGGTGACTGCGCCGTCCATTTCGCCTTCAATGCTGTACGAGCTAAGAAACACACTGAGAGGGCCATCTTCGGTGTTGCCAAGAATATACGAAACATCGCAACCCTCGGCATCGGTCGCGGTCCGAATCGACAGCGTGCCTCCACCACAAGCCTTGAGCTCTGCGTCCAAGCCTGCGATTTCACCCTGATAGATGAAGTTGATGGTCGCCGTCAGGGGTTCCGCCAGCCCGGGGAACTTTGCCCGGCTGCTGTTGGCTCCGGTGGTGATGTCGATCATCGTCCTTTCGCCACCGGAAATTTGGAAGCCAGTGATTCCAAACTCGATGGTCGTAGAACCGCTAGTTACGAAAGTCCCGATCAATCGAGACGCGAGAAACTTTGCCATGAGCCTACCCTCTAAAACGAATGAATGAAACGGACACTACATAGATGCCCGGGCGTTCTCCGTCGTAGGAGGCATGGTATTCCCGGGAAAGACCAGTCACCCTCACACACGGGGCGTTCGTGGCGTTCTGCAAATGCGTCACGATCTCTTGCGCCACCGTTTCCGCTTCTTCCAGGCTCCGAGCCAAGGCGTTGGCGGTCACTTCAGTTTTCACGGCTCCGGCCTCTCCGTACCGCGAGCCTTCGTACGTTTCTCCATCAAACTCATAGACCACCGCCGGGAAATCCACGCCGTTAGGTCTCACAAACGGTGAGACGGGCGTATCAGTGGCGGCATCGAGCAGAGCGAAGATATCGCTTGGGATGCTCATGCTTGCTTCAGAGCCTCCTTGATGCCTTGGATGGCTTCGCGTTCCGCTGCGCCTCTTGTGCGGTTGAAGGCGTCACGCCGGTAGCCCTTGGGAATGTTGTACTTGTTGAATCTCTTGTTGTAGGCCCCGTCCTCAACAAGGTGCGAAAGGTTGCCTACATAGCCCGTTTCAGAGCTTCTCCGGATCATCGAGCGGTACTTCCAGCCGAACTTCTTTGTCTTTCTCCACTGGTAGCGGTAGGCCGATGCCCTCGACAGAAACGCCCGGTAGGTGCCCGTGGGACGCCCGTCGAATCTGATGCCGTCCCACTTGTAATAACCGCTTGAATAGGACGCGCTTGTTGCCTTGTCAGTGATGCGAAGAGCCCGGCGAAAATGCTTGAGCATTGTCCGCTTGGCCTTGCCTCCTGCCTGGGCAATGTCGGACACCTTGTCCAACAACTCGTCCCAATCATCTTTCATAGATCGCTCTCGAATGCGTAGATGACCTGCATACGTCCACGCTCGTCCCAGTTGTCGATCCGCTCCACTCGGTATCGCTGGCTTTTGTACTCGATTTCCCAGCCGTAGTCGATGCCCGATCCGTGCCTCACGATGAACTCGTAGGTCCGTCGCCCCGCCATCTCTTGCGTGCCTGCGTCCGTCAGCCTGCCTCTGACGTTCCGGGCAAAGCAAGGAATGGTGTCACCCTGAGTGAATGAACGAATGTTCTGCCCTACGTCGTCAGTCGTGACGGTGGGGTAGAACAGCGTCATTTGGAAACGCAGGGCTCCAGCGTCGGGACGTTTCACAGATCACCATTCCGGTAGGACTCGATGAGCGAGCGATACGCCACAGGCACCTTGTCCAAGCTGCACTCGTTTGCAAGCTCGCGGTTCTCATAGAACAGGGCCGCGATGCCGTGAATTGCCATCTTCACAGTTGCTGGGAACGCCGTGGATCCCGCGTTGTATTGCCAGCGGTACGAGCATCGAACGTAGGACATCCGAGCCCGGGGCAGCTTGATGAGGTAGTAGAACGTGTCTTTGCTGATGTAGAACTTGTCCGTCACATCAGAAGAGACGGGGGGGTCCACCGTGCGGTCAATCTTCGTGACCGTGGTAGATGCGTCAATGACTGGTCCATACATGGCCCGGAACGGAGGGACATGGTTGTCCGCCGTTTGGAGGATGGTGCATTGACGAGTGAGGAGTCCGGTCCAGTTCTCGAACGCTTCCACGGCAGCGTCAAGCGAGCGCTGCGCGGCTGCGTCGTCCACACCCTGGGCCAGTCGGATGTGGTCCAGGAACTCCGTGAGCTGGAACGTGTGCGGGTTCTTGGAGGTGAACTCGACCATGTAGACGAACCTCATGGAAATACCCCCAGAGCCCCCGCAGGGGCTCCGGGAGCGGAGATAAAGAGATCAGATCAGGGCTGGTTCCAGAGAATCATGCCAGCCGCGAACGGACGCAGCCATCGACCATCGGAACGCATCCGGGTACGGTAGATGATCTTACCCTGATCGCCTGCCGAATAGGGGTCAACCTGCTGGCTAAACGGCATTCGGTCGAAGATTCGATAGTCTTCGGCGTGGGCCAAGATAGCACAAGTGTTGCCGCTAGCGATGGAACCACCTGGGAGGTTGTTTCCGACAAACACCGGCAGTCCGAGAAGGGTGCCGACCTCCTGCGAATCGGCAATGGTGCCGGTCAGCAGGGGCTGGAACAGCGGGCGTCCGTTGCCGTCAACCTGCTTGGTCAGCGAAGCAAAGCCCTCCTGAGACATCATCCAACGGAGACCACCCCAATACTGCGCCGGGATGCGGTCGTACCGAAGTTTAGTCAGAGCCCGGGTCCACTCAGCAGCAGCCTCTGCCGAAGTTCCAGCAGTGCCGGTTCCTTCGCCGATGACATCCATGTCGATGACCTCGACGTTGCCGGTAGCACCTCCCGCACCCGGAATGTACGTCTCAGCACCGTCGAAACAGGCTTCCGGACCTTCAAAGCCACCCGCACCGCCAGCGTACCAAGCGTCAAACAGCAGAGCATGGCTTTCCGCGTGCTGAAGCAGAAGCTCCGCAACGGCTCGGCCTCTTGCGTCTCGCATGAACTCCTCGGTCACCTCGGACTTGGCCGCTGACTTGAAGTTGTTCGTGCGGACACGCTCAAGGCTCATGTCCACTTCTGCATACTGAACACCTTCGTTCGTCACTGAGACCTTGCCGGTCGTAGTCGTTCCATCCGGTGCCGGACTGATCGGCTCAACCTGCACACGGGCTTGCACACGCTGGAGTTCTACGTCGTTCGTGTAGTTCATCGAAGAGAAGAACCGGCGCACGACAGTTCGCTCCGGCAGCTTGCGAATCAGTTCGGCCTGGAGATCAACCGGAATGGCCGCAGCGTAGCCGCTGGTTCCACCAGTCAGATCCTGACCGGGGAACGAAGCCGAGGGGAGATTTGCTGCGGGCGCGCCGACCGCAACGTCTCGGCCTTCGATTCGGACATCATTGCCGTCCACGACGAACCGATACTCGCCATCGTTTCGCACCGGGGCGTCAGCGTCAGAACGGAAAGAGAAAGAACCGCTGACGGTCTTTCGGCTTGCCTCGTAGGCAGCTCGCGCCTCAGCAGAACGGATGGACTGGTCAAGCTCGGCCATCTTAGCCGTGCCCTGCTCCAGCCTCTCGATGGACTCGATGTCGTCGATCGAGTCGTTGCGCTCCATGATCTCGTCAAGCGAGACACGAAGCTCATCACGCTGCTCTCGCAGCGAACGCAGATCGTCCATTTTCAGGACTCCTTGATGTTGCCGCTGGCAGCGGGGTACGCCCCGGCGGTACAGATTGAAAGTTCCACGAGGTCAGCACTTCGCACCGTGCGGAGGCTGGTGGACTTTCCGTGAACCCATTCGTCATCGTTACACACGAAGCCGATGGAAACGCTTCCATCCAGATCGCCGCGTCTCAGGGCTTCCCTGATGTCTTCACGGCTTTCCGGCAAATCACATTCAAACGTCAGACCGCTTTCGCTTTCCTCGAATCGCAGCGTTCCGCTGCCGACTCTTGCCAGGGGAATACTCCTCTGGTCGTGCTGCGTAAGCATCACGGTCTTGTCGTCCCACCGCAAAGCTCCGGGTGCCATGCGCTCCTTGTAGGGGCGTCGGCGATCTCGGAGCGTCACGCTCGTTGAGTTGTAGGGGACCGCAATCCCCTCGAATCGGACGCTATCACTGGTCGCCGTCAGGCAACCCGGCATCGTCCGCACTTCCAGAATCCGCTTGGTCACGGTTCATCTCCGGGGGAAGGAGGTTAGGTCCAATGAGAACTTCGTCGCCGCCTTCGATCGGCGGATAGCCCATCATCTCTCGGGCTTCGTTGCGAGTCATCACGCCGGTCTGCACAGCAATCTGCAACGCAGCAACCTGCTCGTTGAACGTGCCCCGAACAAGTTGCGTGGTGTCGAAGGAGAAACGGTACTTGTCACTGTCAACAGATGCAGGAAGCAGCTTGAACGCAAGTTCGGACGCCCAAGCGTTGGTGTACTGCGACAAGCACCCGTCAACGTACATGCGGGACTGCTCGGCAACCTCTCCTGCAACGGTGGTGCTTTCCTGGGTGTACAGCGACTGAGGAGGCACACCGTACAACTGCGACACCTGATGGATTGAGAAGTTGCGGGCTGCAATCCAGTCCTGATCGGTCAAAGACTGACCCACCTGCTTCACATCACTTTCGTTCTGCACCACGATCGGCCGAAGCATTCCTTCGGGTCCAGAGTGGGCGTTGATGAACGAGGTTTGCATTTTCTTGACGCCTTCGCCACCCATTGTCTCTTTGGTGGTGATGGCAATCTTGCCCAGGCCGGGCATGGCAAACGCACTGCGTCCAGCATTCTCCTGCTCAATGCCCAGTGAGATTGCCTTGCGTCCAAGCGTGATGGGCGAGTCGCCCCAAAGCATCCTGCCGTATGTCGGCATTCTGAAGTGCAGAATGTCCTTTGGTGCAATGTCTCCGTATTCGCCGGAACGGTAGTACCAGCCACCCTTGGGGTCAGGCAGCATGGTCATGTCCCAAGGTCGAACCGGGATCAGTTCCCGAACCTCATCGCCCCACCGAGAAATGAGGGCAAACGAGTTGCCCCACAGCATCATGCAGCGCGTCAGCCAAGACTTGAATTCATAGGCCGAGTAGAACGAGTTCGCCGTCTCGTTCAGGATGTCCGTGACATCAGGGAACGCCGAATCATCCACCTCGTAGTGTTCGCCAGTCTTGCGTTCGACCCGAAGAGGCACGCGCGCCAAGTCATTGGAAACAAGCTGCAATGCCCGAACAATCGGAGTGAACCCAAGAGCTGCAAGCGGATCGGCCAGGAGGTCATCAGGGTTGATGACCGGCTTTTCCCAGTTCCACCAAGCGGTGCCGTCGTAAGAACCGCCACCAGTTCCGAACTTGGTGATCCTAAAGAGCTTGCGTAGGTTGAGCTTCATACGATGATGTCCTCAGTGTTGGCGTACGCGCCCGGTCGTTCGGCACCTTCCCGGATCAGCACGGCCACCAGCATGACACAAGCCACGATGGGGTCGATGATACCCATGCTGTGCATCTTGCATGGGCGACGATCGCCGTTGGCATTCTCTTGGAGCTGCACATTCGGAAGTGCGTACTCCACGATGGGATCCTCGGCGAAGCGGATCTCATCGTTGCGAATCATGGATTCCAGCGTGTACGTCGCCGGGCCAAGACTCACGATGGTCTGGGGCAAGCTCCACATCGGGAGATCCCCGCGCAGTGGGCTGTAGTTTTCTTCAACGTCGCCCCATTGCTGGACCTGGGTTTTCATGCCGCCCAGTGCGTCGTATCCGCATCGCACCAACTCGGGCAGCTTCTGGATTTCCTGCTTGACGGAATCGTACTGGACCTGATGCTGGCAGATCGTGACGTTTGGATGCTTTGCCCAATTGTCTACGAACTTCTGATAGTGCCTCTTCGGTCCTTTCACATGGTCATCGCGGATTGCCCAGTGATGCCACCGAACCTGAAACTTGCCGTCATTGTCCCACCAGCCCCAGCACAAGCTGGTGAGGTCGAACGATTTGCTGAAGTCCACCGCCGCATACACCTTGACCCCATCGGGGGGCTCGGGGCCGGAGGACCGGGATACATACCGCCACTCATCCAGACCGAGCCACTGGAGCCCCGCGATGGAGTACACACAGCACTGGTAGCGTTCCCAGTTGTGCATGGCATCCTGCGCTTTGTATTCACGCAGGAGTCGGCGGTAGTTTGAGATCGGAATGACATGCCCAAGTGAGGGCTGCGCTTTCTGCCAGACCGACTCGTCCTCTGGGTCGTCACCCTCGTCCAGCCCGTAGAACAAAGCAAAGACATCAAGGGTGTCCCAGTTCTCTTCCTTCAGAGCCTCTTCCGCTACTCGGCGTCGGCTGTAGTAGGGACTATCGAGTCCCAGTTCGGGGCTTCCTGGCGTGGTCACGCTGACCATCAAGGAGTCCCGCAGTTTCGGTAGGGCCGAGATGACCTTCTGGAAGTAGTCCTCTCGGGATTCGGCACCCTCGTCACAGACGTAGAGAATGCCCTTCGTGCCGTCGAGAGTTCCGGTCTTCGAGGCCATCGGCCGGAACCGCCCGCCAGATGCCCGACACCGGGTTTCTCGCATGGTGGTTTCGTAATCGGCATTCCGGGCTTCTTGTTCGTCGTCGCTACGCCAGTCACCGAATGCCCGCTTCGCAATCTTGACGGCTGCGTCGTAGGCTTGCCGAGCCTGATCCACCTTGTTCGCCAGACACAGATTGTCTGACCCTTCCCAATACTGGGCGACGTAGAGCAGGAGGACGCCCATCATCGTGGACTTGCCCGCTCCACGGGCCACTTCGCACCACGGGTGGCCCCAAAAAGGGCTAATAGGAAATTCCCGGTTTAATAGGAAA